CCTGCTCCCGTTGTTGAAGGAGGCGGTTCAGGCGCAGGGCGGCAACGTCTTTGTGAAGGTGTCGGGGAAAACACTGTTGACATCGCAAACTCGTCTTCTGTAATGAAGGAAGAGGAGTGGGCAAACTGCGAAAGCGTCATCGGAGAAGTCACCGAAGTTCGAATCGGGTATGACGGCATCGTGTTCGCATCGAACATCGACACACTCAACATCGAAAATCTGACCACCATTCAAATCTTCACGGCTATCCACGAAGACAGCACGGCGACTCTTTGGAGTGACATTGATGCATCGCTGCCTTCCGAACAAATCCTGATGTTCATTCCGGGCACGAAGCACGGAACCCGAGAAGTCTTCGACTTGAAGATCATGATGGAAGGTTGCAAGGAATACCTCGGAGTCGATAGCCTTTCCGATGAGCAGAAAGACACATGCGGTTCTATAAGGACTGACGGTGTTGCTGTTGAAATCGACGGCGACTACACTGAGACTCTGGCGCGTCTATCTACTGACACGTTCGGGGTCGGGGTTTTCGGATACAGTTTCTACCAGAACAACATGGCAGAACTCGAAGTCTCTCAAATCGACGGCGTGGCACCGAGTGTGGAAACGATAGCCTCGGGTGAGTATCCCGTCAGTCGCCCCTTGTTCTTCTATCTAAAGAACGCTCACCTTGATGTGGTTCCGGGGCTTCGTGAGTATGTCAACTTCTTTGTGAGTGACGACATCGCGGGCGAAGGTGGCATCCTGTCAGAATATGGACTGGTTCCTGATCCGAACTTGAGCGAGACTCAAGAAATGGTATCCAACCTGTAGGCGCAATGATGGAAGATGCAGAAACTTGGTACGCCTACCCGAACCTGCGCCCTTGGTTCAACAAGTTGCATCTTTCACTTTTCTTGGGTTACGACTCGGGCCCTTCCGGAGTCGCACCCAAGAAATCAGGTTTCTACTGTGTCCGCCCTGTCTACAACATAGGCGGTATGGGAGTCGGCGCAAGGAAACAGTGGATCGAAAAAGGGGATGCGTCCGCTGTTGAACCTGGCTACTTCTGGTGTGAATGGTTCGAAGGGGCGCAACATTCCGTCACATACAAGGTGACAGGCAGAAAGCGCAAAGTCTTCACCCAGACCTCGTGCTTCGAAGCCTTCCGAGAAGCACCCGACCCTCTTTTCAAGTTTTCGCGATGGGTGAGAAGCAGCCACGTCTACACCCTTCCGGTGAGACTTCGCGAAAGACTTATATACTCGATGGAAGACTTCAAGACGGTCAACGTTGAAACCATCGGAGACAAGTGCATCGAAATACACTTTCGCGACTCCCCCGACCCCGATTGCGATGAGTTCATCCCGGTCTGGGCAGACACAGAGCAAAAAACTGTTGACTACCTGAGACAAATGGGATATGTTTGGGTTGATTCATACGACGATTCCAACGGGCATCTAAGAACTGCCCGTTTGGGGTTCTTCACAAAGCAGGAGAGAATATGCTGATATCTACATACTTCAAGGAAAACGCACAGTCGGCGCGCGCAGAAGTCCTAATCAATCCCGACGGCGGATACTACTATGCGCAGTTTTACGACAACGCGGGAAACATGTTCAAGCGAGAAGCCTATCTCGGGAAGACGCGCGAACAGGTCGAAGCCATCGCTGAAGATTGGGCACAAGGATACAATGTCCTAAATGGTTGAACCAGTCGTAAACACGATCAACGAAGAAAAGATACTGAAGGGCATCCGTCACATGCTCGAAGCCGGTATCGGGCCTATCGAAGCCATCATCGAATACTCCAACCGAAACGGGCTGGAAGTCGAGTTGGTCGGAGAAGTCATCAAGAGGTCTTCCGTCCTGAAGTATAAGGTTCAGGAAGACGCCGAGAACATGAATCTGCTTGAGAAAACGAACAAACTCCCTCTATGAAGGAGACGACATGAGTGACAAGAAAGCCTTTGAAGTGTATCGTGAGTACTGCGCTTTGAAGAGTCACTTCAACACGTCATACGACTACTTCAAGTATGAAGGAAAGATGCGTGTCACTCGCAGTTCTTTCGAGAACCGAAACGACAAGCCATACTTCTACAGACTCGCGAAGAAAGACGACTACGACACCTTCCTTCTGTCAAACTTCGTGACCAACTCCGGGCAGTGGATCGGAGACTTGATCGAAGAGCAGAAGGGCGAAAGAATCCACCGAGACTGGTTGACAAGAACGCAGTCGATGGGATACACTTTCAAAAATGAAATCAGAAATATGAACGATGACTTCGATTCGAACTTTCTGGTTACGCGGGGGCAACACCCTCACCTTTTGAGACTCTTTCAGAGAAAGAAGGTCAGTCTCGAAACCCTGGTCATCCTCAATGACCTGGTGAACTTTCTTCCATACTGGGAGAAAAACATCGCGGATACTGTTTTGTGGCCGCGCATAAATAGGATTGTCAGGAAGTATAGCCCCTTTCTACAGTATGACAGACATAAGATGAAGGCTATACTGAAAGACAGATACAACGCATACGAAAACCATACGGAGAATACAAATGTCATATCTCGATAAACTGAAGCAAAACCGCGAGTCTTCCTTTGAGAAACTCAAGAACCAACTCACCAAGATGGGTGGTAACCAATCCAACGACGAAGAAGACAAGTACTGGAAGCCGACTGTCGACAAGGCAGGCAACGGATACGCAGTCATTCGTTTCATGCCTGCACCCGAAGGCGAAGACATTCCCTACGTTCGGATTTGGGACCACGGGTTTCAGGGCCCGGGTGGGTGGTATATTGAGAAGTCGTTGACGACTATCAACCAGCCCGACCCGTGTAGCGAATACAACGCGAAACTCTGGAACACCGGAATCGAAGCGAACAAGGAAATCGTCCGCAAGCAGAAGCGCCGACTTTCTTACACCGCGAACATCTATGTTGTGAGCGACCCTGCCAAGCCCGAAAACGAAGGGAAGGTTTTCCTCTTCAAGTTCGGGAAGAAAATCTACAGCAAGATCGCGGAAGCGATGAACCCCGAGTTCCCCGATGAAAAGCCGTTCAACCCGTTTGACATTTTCACCGGCGCCAACTTCGCTTTGAAGATTCGAAAGGTCGAAGGATACCAGAACTACGACAAGTCGGAGTTCCTGTCGCCTGCGCCTCTCTCGGATAACGAAGCGGTTCTCGAACAAGCACTCGAGTCTCTACATTCGGTTCAAGCGCTTATCTCGCCTGACAAGTTCAAGAGTTACGATGAACTGAAGTCTCGCCTGCACCGCGCACTCGGGCTTGACGAAAGTCGCGTAACGGTGATCGATCACCGGGCGGCTGATGAAGATTCGGAACCGGAATACACGCCTCGTTTCAAGGAGCGTTCTGCACCCGCTCGTGAGGCAGCACCGGAGCCGAAGTTCACGTCTGGAAGTGATGAGGAAGACGAAGACCTTGCGTTCTTCCAAAAGTTCGCGGAAGACTGAACAAAAAAGGGGGACTTCGGTCCCCCTTTTCTTTTACGCCATTCTTCCAATCCCGAAGAGTGACCGATTTTGCGGCCCGGGTGCCATGATGACAGACCCGCCTGAACCGCCACCGCCTGCTGACACGTTCGTAGTGTTCACAACAGGTGTGTTGTTGACTATCTGAGGCGCATAGTTTATATTGGTCACTGAAGCGCCTTCTGTCAAAGCCCTTTCGCGGCGATTTGCGATGGTCATGAGTCTCGGGCTTTCCCCGATCATAGGCGCTGATATGCCAAAGAATCTGCTCATGTCCGAGGTGTCTTCCATTACGCGCGGCGGTGGAGGCGCCGGCACAATAGGTGTATTTTGTGAAGGTTCCAAAGAATCTATGGCTCTTTGCCACCAGTCTCTAGGTATGACCAAGTCGTGGTAAAGAGGCAAAGTGCCGTTGTAAAAATCCATCGGGTCGTCGCCTAGAGATTTGACAGATTGTATCGCAGTTCTGTAAGCATTCATAACATCCTCTTCGCTTTGTGCGTTGCTTAGGTCTTCTCTTAACACACGCGCCACAGCATGAAGTCTGTCATTCATGGTCGCTTCAGGGTTTTCTACTATTTCCATGTCTACAGGCGCAATCCTGCCTCGTAGTTCGGAAATGACCGAATCGACTCTCGTTCTTTCTTCATCCGAAACCGCCCTGCCGCCGACCGGGTCATATCTCTGAGCGAGCATTTGTTCGGCTTCGCGCATTCTGTTTACGTCGCCTGAAGCCAACGCTTCTGTCGCTCGAGCGATATCTTCATTCAACATCATGTCCGCTTCATTGGAAAACCACTCGAAGAGTTTATACACTCCCAAACCAACAGCCGCCGCGGCCGCGATGAAAGGCGCTCGAAGGGCTAGGAATCTGAGTGCTATCAATCCGGTGCGAGTTGTGCCGCCGACGCCTATCAACGCGGCAAGCGCTGTCTCGGCACCCTCGGGCAAATCCAACCCCGTGAAGTCTTCAACCGTGTCTATCAAGGAACCCGCGACTGCAGCGCGCAGGGCACCGATGGGCCCTTTCAATATGAAAGATATGATTTCCGCTGGTAGAGACGCGGCGAGATCGCCGAGGTCGCCCCACCCAAGGTCGCCTGTCAAAAGTTTTCCGACAAGCCCATCAATGTCGAAACCGGTCAACCCTTCTATGACGCCGGTTCCCAAAACAAGGGCTGCGCCCATGGTGAGATACTTGCCGACTGAAGACGCGAAGTTTGTCAGAGAGGTGAAAAACTTGCCTTCCAGAAGGTCGGCGATGATGTTACCAACAGCAACTTCTTCAACGATGGAATCGCTCTTTTCCGTCGCTTTCTTAGGTTCGGGTTGCAGTTCCTCTTGACGAAGTCTGTCTTCTCTTTCCTCGCGCCGTGCGGCATCCTCTTCGATTCTCGCCTGTCTATCCCTTTCCAGCCCATCTACCTGTATGTTGTAGATGGACTCCAACATGCTGGATTGAAACAGCATGTTCTTTTCGATTGACTCGAATACTCCAACCAGACGCTCAGCGTTCAAAATCATATCTTACTTCCTTGATATCCAGGCTTCGGAGCCCATGTATGTTGCGATGACGCCGCCCAGAGTGATCCAGTAGAAGTCAAGAACAGTCCCGACAGAACTGATCTTTTCGGGCGATGCGAAGAACACAAGCCACAGCCCCGACACGATCAACGCGAACATCGCCGCAAGCGCGAGTCTTTGCTGCGTCTTGTTCTTTCTCTCGAATATCGTCTTCTCTTCTCTTTCCACCTTGCCATCACCATCTAAGTCCAACTGTGACATGATTCTCTCTCACTTGCTTTGTTGTTCTTTTCGTTTTTCTAGGTATTCAACCAGCATATCGAGATACAAATCGCGTTCGTATGGTATCAAATCCTCTATTTCACTCAAACTGTATTTATGGTGCTGAGCCAGTGCAAATGTCGTTTTGTAGTAGTTCAACAGATTGTTGTGACTCAGCGTTAGATAAAAAAAGCGTCCATACCTTGAATGACGAAGGTTTTTTCCTTGCCTTCGTTATTCTTGTAATGAAACTCGTGACGCAAAACAGGCATCGTTTTGAAGAACTCTTCCATACTTTTGATTGCGGATGACGGGAGACTGTTGACAAACTCATCTATTTCAGTTTCAGAGAAGTCCGAAGTCGAATAGATGGAATCGCCGACCACTATCTTGTCGATACACGCAATCATCACTTTGTAGATGGTTTCTGTCTTGTTCTCTTTGATGCCTTGCAGGAGTTTCAATTCATCAAACGATGGGTATCTCATGTAAACGTAACTGTTTTCCCCGACTTCGAAACTCTTCTTGTGGTTCTCGGGTATGTGAACTGAAACCTTGTCCACATCGAAAACCAAGTCGACCTTTTCGAACGTTTCGGGGTCTTTGATTGAGAACTCGATGATGTTGTTGACCGACTTAGCCCGAATACACAACATGGCGTATTGCAGGTCGAAAGTCGACATTCGATCTACATCGTAGTCTATCAGACAGTTGTTGACAATCTGCTTTGTCGCCATTACAATCTGGTCAAGAGAACCTGATTCCTTGGCGATGAGTTGTATCTTTTCCTCTCGAACCGTGTAAGCACGATACTTGACCTTTTCGCCGGTCGAAGGCATGACCATTTCGAACAATGGCATGTTGATCTTCGGTAGTCCCATTTTTCATCCTTTTCGCTTTGTCATGTTCCGAATGTCGGAGTGGTTTGCCCCTGCACTGTCGCGGGAGTGAAGTAGTTTTCATATGTGAAAGTGACGGTCATCGTCATAATCTCAGCATCGTTTTCCCAAGAAGTCGTAGTGCCCCCGACAGATATCGGGTTGCATCGCCCAAAGGCGTGAGTGTATGGAACGGACCTGTCGTTGTTCGCAGAATACACATCAACGTATAGGTCGCCCTCGTAGTCCTTTTTGTATCCTATCTCGAAAGGCAACTTGCCGCCTTCGGTTCCGTTGATCGAACGGTTGTCGTAGTTGATGATGAGTTGCATCCATCTTTCAAAGAAGCGCTTGACAAGAAACCCTTGGTCGACCATGAAGATGACACTTACGGGTTGGAATGTCATACCAGTCGGGCGTTTCGACGTGACCCCGAAACTCTGGACTTTCACTTCCTGATACTCAAGGTCAAGACTAGGTATCTCGGCGGTCTTCGCAAGAAAGATGAAGTCCCTCTGGTTGTTGGGGAACTCACGCAACAGTTGCGCAGGCGGTATGACTCGAGCGACAAACAGGTTGTTCTTGGCAAGCCCTAAACTGTTGACCTTCGCTGAAAACTCTGATATGTTGAACGTCATTTGCCGATCCTCTTTTTGCTGTCTGCCCAGACTTTGGTTTTCGAAGCGCCTTGAAAACGTTCTACCGGGAGCCACAACGCAATATCCCACTCGACGGGTTGAACCAACATGAAACTGCTTTTCACATGATCGTTTAGGTAGTGCTTCACGCAAGGTTCGAAGAAGCGAAACTTCGCCGCTGATTGCAACACGTTGTAGTTGAGTTTCAGTTTGGTCGTTTCGTCATACTTCTTGTTGTTGGTTATGTCATACAGAGCATCCATAAGTTGCGCTCGGTATGTCAGAGGCAGGTAGTGCATGTTGATGCCGTAAAATCCGCCTTTGACCTTTCGAAAGGGGAATATCAGAGGAAACCGGTCCCAGTAAGGCAACGTCTGTTTGTGTTTCGCGTCATACAGGAAGAAATACATCTGCCCCGGTGTGACCTTGGTTTGCAACCTTTCGGGGTCGCTCTTGAGCAAAGTGGTTTCCTTGATGGACTTGTTCTCTCGCGCTTTCTCGCGGTACCACTCGCGCGCCTTTGCCTCGCGGGCAGGCACCTGCCCGGAGTAGATACCCTTGATTATCAGGTCCTTGAATACGTCTGTCACTATTTGATCCCCAAGTGCTTTTCAGTGAAAACCATGAACTTCCATCCCCGATCCTCGCAATACTCCGATGCGGCTTTCCACTTCGCTTCATTGATGCCCCATGTCTTCACTTCGTGAATGTATCTCTTGCTTATGCCTCCGCCCTTTGTCGTCTTGTTTTCGAGAAGTGGCGGGCGAGTCTGCATTTCGGGCTTGACTTCTATCATGATCGTTTCCTTCTTTCCGTCATTATTTATGACGCGAATCACAAAGTCGGGGAAGTAACGATGGAACTTTCCGTCTATCGGGCTTCGATATGGGATTGCAATCTCTTCTGACGACCATTCTGCAACTTGACTGTGGGTGTCACACCAGTTCATGAAACGCAACTCCCAACTGGACCGATAAACTATGTTTGTCGGGTCGCCTTTGTATTTCTGCGGATTTCGTGGGCGGAACTTGCCTTGATATTTCATAGTGATTCGTCTAAATAGAGTGAACACAGTATTTATCCAAGGCACCAGAATGGAAAACACTCTAATCAGACCCGCTGAAAACGTGATAGAGACGAACAGAAACCGTAACTGGGGAAAATCGATTCTTAGATATCCGGAGAACTTGGGTTCTCACGCAATCGTCATGAACTTCCGAGAATACGATTTCGCTACGGTTCGCACAGGCGGTACTCAGCGCGTGTCAACTGGCAGTATCGTTCTGCCTCTGCCTGCAAATCTCACCGACACATACAAGGTCGAAGTTCGCGCTGGAGAGTTGGGCACAACGGGCGCTATCGTGACGGATGTTGCATCGGGCGACATAACCGCCGGAACTGTGCTTAGTGGTTTATACAGTACCGGGCAGAAAGGGGCAGAGGCTGCAACCGCAGCGCTGTCGAATGTGGCTGCTGGTAACTTCGGGCAAGGGTTGGACCAGATGATAAAACTGGCCACCGATTCTGCGGCGGAAATCAAGTATTTCACCCGGTCAGCAATAGACTCATTGTTCCCCGCTGCTGGATTGGCTCTCGACACGTTCACAGGCACGACCGTCAACCCCCATGTCACTTTGGCGTTCAATGGTGTTGATTTGAAGAGACACTCTTTCGATTGGACATTTGCCCCGAAAAGTAAAGAAGAGTCGGATACGGTTCGAAAGATCATCAACAAGTTGCGTTACAGTTCTCTGCCTGCATATCAACCAGTCACCGGGCAAACCTCGGGTTCTCTTTCGAGAGGGCTTTTGAAGTATCCATCTGTTGTGGACATATTTTTCACCGGCATCAATCCGGATTACTACTGGTATTTCAAGCCTTGCATGATAGAGAACATCACAATCGACTACACTCCGGGAAATCTCGCAATACTCGAAGGCGGTAAACCCGCTTTGATAAAGATGAGCCTTCAACTCACCGAAACTTCGATCCACACTCGCGAAGACTATCAAACAGAAAACCCACCGGATGCAAATCCCATAACACTAGGATCGATAACGACACAAGCGCTTGACTTGAACCCATTGATACAAGACGTAAGAAACTCACTTGGTATTGGAGGTTAATCAATATGACAACGAAGTACTTCCGATATTTCCCGACAGTGAAGCACAGCAAGGAAACGCTTCTCGACATCACGAAGCGATTGAAAGTGTTTGACGGCATCATCAACAACCCAGTTGCATTTTTGCCATACACAGTGAGAAACGATGACCGCCCCGAAGACGTTTCGTATCTATACTACGGTGGGACCGAATACGTCTGGCTTGTCTATATCGCGAACAACATCATCGATCCATACCACGATTGGGTTATGAACGATGAAAAGTTGAACGCATACATCATCGCGAAGTATGCAGAGAACTCCGGGCTGTCAGACTATCAAGTCATCGACTGGGCGATGGCTACGAACATCAACGCAAACCGCATCCACTACAGACGCAAAACGGACTACTCGGACATCATCAGTGTCGACACGTTTGACCTCGGGAGCACCCTGATACCCGGGTTCAATCCATCCGAGTGGGAAGCCGTCCGCGCATACGATTATGAGTTTGAAATGAACGAAAACAAACGCAACATCACCCTCTTGAACAACAACTTCCGCGATACCGCGATGAGCGAACTTTCGAGGTTGCTGAATGACTGAGAGTTTGAGACAGGCGGGCAGTTACAAACTTCTTGAGTTCAAGATATCCGACTTCATGGGAAACACCCGAACGGTTCCGATTTCCCAAGCGGAGAACCCGGAACTGGTGAAGGATCAAATAGATGCAAAGTTTCACATATATCAATGGAACATAGGCGAGTCTCTCTATGGAAACAACACTAACGGCATGGCTTCCGTCTTGGACGCGGTGGGGTTGTTCTATGACTTTCCCCTGAGAGGTGAAGAGAAACTTACGGTGAAATATGAAGACTGGTTCGGAGAGGAACGGGAAGAGGAGTTCTTCATACACTCCATATCCGACATACGCCCGGCGAAGATAGGAAACTCATCGATACTCGCATACAACCTGCACTTCGTCTCTATCGGAAAGTTCATATCCGAGACACGCATGATACGACGGTCTTTCGGAGGCAGAATAAGCGACACTGTTGACACCGTGTTTCGAGACTACTTCAAGACAGGGCCTAACGGAACTGAAGGCACGAAAAAGAACATCGTGATTGACGCGACTATCGGAAACCAGACAGTCGTCATTCCGAATTACAACGGCGAAGAGGCGATGAACTTTCTCGCCCGGCGTGCATACGGAGGTCCTGATTCAACTTCGTCTTTCATGTTTTTCGAAACCCGCGAAAACTACTACTTCAGAACTTACGAAAATATAGTCGAAAGTGCAATAGCGAGAAACGAGGAAGACAGAAGTTTCCGCCCGATTCCGACATATCGCTGGAACCTGCTAATGGATGATGCAGGCATTGGGCAATATCACAAGATGGGAAACATTCTGAATCTCAACTTCGGAAACCCGTTTAGCACACTCTCTGATATGAACGCAGGTGCTTACTATAAGCAGACCTTTGAGATTGACATTCTGAATCTGAATACGAGATACACGAACTACAATCACTTCAACAGGTTTCCGCGATACAACGAACTTCTGGCGAGAAACGATCAAACGATAGTTCCAAACCACTCAAGAGAGTTCGCAGAGAAGTTCATGACAGAAGGGCAGAGATACCTTGTGATACAGGATTACCCAAATCCATCGGAGAATGACCGCCCGTATGTGAGAAATCGCACTTTCTACTCGGACTTGATATCTCACAAGTGGGCGACTGCCTATCATCACGCGCGCAACGGAATAAGTATAACCGTCTATGGAAGAAACACACTGTTCCCCGGTTCGATTGTTGAGTTGGATTTGAACCAGTTCCGGTTTCAGACTGGCAACCTGGATCACACCTTCTCGGGCAAGTATCTGGTCGATAGTGTTATGAACAACTTCGTAGGCGACACATACACACAAACGTTGTCTCTACACCGAGGCGGCATAGGTTCCAGAAAAGAGGCTTCAAGATGATATCGTCAGTGGGTTTCACAGAACTTCTATGGTTTGTCGGGCGGGTCGAAGAGGTCCAAGGATCGACTGCAGTGCCCGGGCGCGTTCGAGTTCGCGCTTTTGGTATTCACCCACCGATCAGCCCCGACCCCAAGACTCCGGGCGAGTTTGGCGCTTCGGATGACTCTCTTGTTGCCCGAGAAGCGCTTCCTTGGGCGCCTGTCATCAACGGCACAGCAGGCGGAGTGAGCCTCATGCCGAGTGTGGGCACCATGGTCATCGGGTTCTTCATAGATGGAAGAGACGCGCAACACCCTTTCGTTGTCGGAACGATACCGGGTTTCAATGCCGCGCTACCAGCAGGTTCACAGACGCCTTATGACGACTCTTACATGTCTTCGGGCGGTTCCGCATTTTCCGACTTTGGGCACTGGAACGGTGGTATCACAGATCATGCTGCAGCATCGCCTTCTCTGCCCGAACAAGCAGCGATTGCGTCACAGACTCATCAATCCGCACCGGTGGGCCCCGAATACTCATTCGAACAACTGCCAATCGCATCGGGGGGAGAACCCGACAGGTTGGCGGTCATGCAACCCAACCCCGACGCATCGAATATTCAGGTCGGGGGCGACGGCAACATAGAACACATTTCCCTTATGCACCGCGACGGTTCGCACATGCAGATTGACGCGATGGGCAGCATAAAACTGGGAAGCAACCACATCGTTCAAGCCTGGGGCAGCGATATACAAGTTCGGGGAGACACCCGTGTTGACATATCAGCAGGAGAGAACTGCACCATCACGGTCCAAGGCGGCAAGGCGACCGTTTACGCGGCTGACGTGGAGATAGTGTCTAGAAACGACATAAACTTTGTCGCTTCCGGGCGAATCAATCTGAATGCCCGCGAAAGTGTAAACATCCGAGGCGCGAGTGTCAACAGTTTTGCAACAACCGATGACGTTAACATTTCAGCCGCGGCGAGAATACGAGTCGGCGCATCGGGCGCGTTGTCTCTGACATCGAGTGGCGGCAACGTCAACATCAAGGGCACAGAAGTTTACATAGACGATGTGGTTCGTCTCGCAGAAGGGGGTGACGCGGAGACACCACTTCCGATAGACGAAGCCATCATGCCGCCGGTGACAGAAGGAAGAGTTTCTTATCGCAACGCAGCGCCTGCCTCGGGTGTGGGCCCGCGCGGCCCATCGAACATTGGCGGTTCCGATGTGACATACGGCGAAGGTGCAGGTGAGAATGACGGCGGTGCAGGCCCTACACCTATATTCGACGGTTCTATAGGAGAATACTCACTCACCGATGCGGAAATACAAGAAATCATAATCGAAGAAGCCACCTTGCGAGGTATCGACCCGACCGTGGCAGTGAGAATATATCAGTTCGAAGGGCGCGGTGGATATCAATCGAGCATCCCGCGGTCTGGAAACGGATCGCTGAACGGTTTAGAGGCTTCTTTCGGGCCATACCAACTTTACACTGGGGGTGGGCTAGGCAACGAATACGAAAGACTGACAGGCAGATCGTTGATACAAGATAACACACCGGATGGGATAAGAAACCAGGTGAGGTTCGCATTGGACCAGGCTGCGCGCGGCGGATGGTCGCCTTGGTATGGAAGAATACCTGCCGGGGTTAGTGAAAACGAAGGTCTGTCGGGTGCACAACCTGTCAACAACTGGAACTAACAGATGACTTGCAAGAACGTATACACATCAAATCTCACTGTCGCGCTCAACAACGCAACCGCTCTGAACTCCACTTTGAGTTTGGAAACCGCGACTGCATACAACCCACTTCTCGGGCGTGACACCGAAAAGGTCAACCTCATTCAAAACCTGGTCAACTCACTTGTCATCTTTCTGACTGAGACTCGAAACGAAGTGGAAGCGTTCGACTACCGCATTGACGACACTGAAGTGGTGTCCATTCCGATTCGAAACGTCAACATCGAAGAATATCCATATTTGAGAGATCGAGTAAGGCAACTCCGTCTTACAAACTACGATATCGCAGACTTCATCGTTTCGACAAGGAACAACGAAACCGATATTCTGGAAGTCATAATAGAAACACCCGCGCAGGTGTTGGAAGAGATAGATTACTGGCTCAACAACGACTATGCAGCGACCATATCGAGCAACTTCTGTTCGACATTCGCGAGCGTCTTTTCCAAAATCTATAGTGCGATACGTTCGGCGGTGAACACGATCAACGATTTGCAGAACTTCAACCTAAATGAGTTCTTCGCGGACTTCGTGAGTCGATTGCAATCGATGAAGGAACTGATATTCAAGATCATCGATGGGCTGGTTGAAAGAATACGCGAACAACTGACAAGAGTCTTTACCGAAACGACCGGGCGCATTACCCAATCGAACGCGGGGGTAAATCGAATCGTTCGACTCTACAATGAAATACGAAACATCTATCAGGAAAGAGGTGTTGCGGGAATCAAGGAAGAGATCGAAAGAATCATTGCCAACATGGCAAATCAGTTCGAAGAGTTGACCGCTGACAACATAGAACTGATTCTGTTTCAACTCTGTCAGATGATACAATCGGTTCAGAGTTTTTTCAACAGCCCATTGGAGTACTTCAAGAACTACATCAACGGAGTGAACAACTCACTGTCGATATACAATCTCAACTACCAGAGGATTGCGAACGAAAGAAGAGAGACTTCGGGCATTGGTATTCCCAGAGACGAAGCGGATGATATTGCTGCGGCCGCAATGAGCGGAGACGTTCCTAGTTATAGAGTCGGTGACGCATTCATACGAAGTAGAATACCCATACACCCCAGGTTGGTAAGAACTGCGACCAGTTTTACATTGGAACCTGCGAATGCTGGCCCGGGAAACTATACTGCTGTATACAACCGATACCTCAATATGGGAAGCAACGTAATAAGAATGGGCAAACAGTTTCCATACAACAACGAAAGTTTTGACAGTGGGTGGCGACACGAAGCACTAATGCAAATCGTTTGGCCGAGAGCGTATCTGATAGGAGAACTGTTAGGGGCTCAGTTGACAATAAACAGCGCATATAGAAATCCGCCGAAAAATGCAAACGTTGATGGGGCGACCAACTCAAACCATATGAGAGGATTTGCATTGGACATCGCTAACGGCAATCACTCTACAGGAGAACTTGCTGGATATGCCGCTATACTAGGTTTCGGGGAAATAATTTTCTACAACAGTTTCATTCATATAGGGTTTCGAACTCACAGTCGTCAGTCGGGCATTTCTTATAGCCCGGAAATGGAACAACGGGCAATGCAGTTTGCCTCTAGATACTACACACCAAGAACTACCGGCAGTGTGCCGTTCTGACCCGATAGGAGACAACAATGGTCGGTTTACTCAATCTCACAAACAGACGGGAACTCTATGCAGACTTCCACAAAGACCTGACTCTGAACCCGGTCAACTCGGACCTTGCTCGAAAGATCAATGAGGAAGCCGTCAAGGAATCCATCAAGAACCTTCTGTTGACAAACCAAGGCGAACGGCTTTTCAACCCGAGCCTCGGGTCCAACCTTCGAAACATCATCTTCGAAAACCTGACTCCCGATGTTGTCGTCATCATCAAGGAAATGGTCCGAGAGACGATTGAGAACTACGAGCCCCGATGCAATCTAATCGAAGTGAATGTCACATCTTCCATAGACGGCAACGAAGTCACGATAACGGTGGTGTTCAACGTCATAAATATCGAAAAGCCAATCACGTTGAACGTAACACTAAGCAGAGTAAGATAAATGAGCAACATCCAGTTCACCGATCTAGACTTCGACCGTATCAAAATCGCTTTGCGGCGATACTTGGAAGGGCAATCGAAGTTCAAGGATTACGACTTCGAAGGCTCGAACATGTCGGTGCTACTCGACGTTCTGGCTTACAACACATTCCAAAACAACTTCTACACGAACATGGCGATATCGGAAATGTTCCTCGACTCCGCACAGTTGAAGGACTCGGTCATATCGCACGCCAAGGAACTCAACTACCTGCCGAGTTCGCGGAAGTCGTCGCAAGCGTATCTGGACGTGACATTGAACGTCACAGACGAAGCGCCTGTTGTGACGATACCTCGAAACACTCGCTTCCTCGCCCAGTGTGGAACGATGACTTACAACTTCATCACCGAAGAAGCGGTTGACGTTTTTCCAGCCGAAGGAATATGGAAATACACGGGGCTTCCGGTGTTCGAAGGAACCGCAAAGACGGAAGTCTACCGTGTCACAAACGACACATCGATCAGGTTTGTCATCAACGACCCGAACGTGGACTTGAACTCTCTTAGAGTCACAGTCCGAACAAACGCGAACGCTGATTCAGCGGCGACTGAATACCTTTTCAAGCAGAACCTCTTTGGTGTTTCTGCAAACGACCCCGTGTTCTATGTGCAACCATATCCCGGTGACCGATACGAAGTCGTCTTTGGGCAGAACGCATTCGGAAACCAACCGATCAACGGAAACGTGATAGTCCTTGAATACAGATCAACAGCGGGCGAAGAAGCGAACGGAGCAAATCTCTTCACGACTTCGAGTTTGATATCAGGATACTCAGCCATCGTTCAAACGACGCGCGACTCATCGGGCGCGCTCACAAGATCAGAAGGCGGTGCAGAAAGAGAAACGCTAGAGTCCATCAAGTACTTCGCTCCGAAGTCGATACAGATACAGGACCGAGCAGTCACAGAAAACGACTATGAAATCATCCTTCGCAACCGCTTTCCGGAGATACAAGCAGTCTCGGTTTACGGCGGAGAAGAACTTGACCCGCCGCGATACGGGCGAGTGGTCATCGCAGTCGATGTGAACAACGCTGACGGGGTGTCAGACTCCAACAAAGTGAAATATGAAAACTACCTGAGAGAGCGTTGCCCGATAGGCATCGAACCGATAGTCGTATCCCCGAACTTCCTCTTCCTCTCGGTGAGTTCGAAGGTCAACTACAACGTCAACCAGACAAACAAGACGACTTCAGACATTCGAACCGCGGTCCGAAGTGCGATATCGAACTACTCTGTCGAAAATCTGTCGGACTTCAAGGTCACGTTCCGATACTCGAAGTTCTCGACCGCAATCGACAACGCGGATGCGAGCATCCTGTCCAACCTGACCGAAGTCTTGGGGATCATTCCTCTTAGCCCTCTTGTCGGAGAGACGATAAACACGGTCATCAACTTCAGAAATGAACTCTACCTCGACCCGCCGCTGACTACGGATGAGGTCATTGCGACACATCAACCCGCGGTGAGAAGTTCGGTTTTCACATACAACGGAACTCCAAACTGTTACCTGAGAGACGACGGCAACGGCGTTCTGCAAGTGATACGAAACAACAACGACACATTCATCTACCTGAATCGAAACGTCGGCACTGTCGATTACACAACAGGGCGCATCGTCATACGAAACCTCAAAGTCGACTCTTACACAGGTTCAGAAATCAAACTGTTCTGCAAACCGAAGAACCGAGACATCAGCGCGCCTAAGGATCGAATCATCACCATTCGCGAAGAAGACATATCCGTTGAAGTTACCGGAGTCAGACAATGACAGACGTTTTCGATAAAATCTCACACCAGATCGAAACGCAGTTCCCTTCCATCTATAGAACGGATGGGCAGGAACTAATAACATTCATCAAGGCGTATTACGAGTTTCTCGAAGAATCCCCGAAGTACTCTCTTTACCTCAGTCGAAAGATGTTCGAACTGAGAGATATAGACGAGTCTCTAGATGACTTTGTGAAGTACTTCAAGAACAAGTATCTGGATGATTTCCCTTTCATATCAGCGACCGACAATCGGTTTCTGATAAAGCACATCATGGACTACTACAGAACCAAAGGCTCAAAGCAGGCTTTGGAACTGCTCATGCGCATGATGTTCAAGGAAGAAGCGGAAATCTACTATCCCGGCGACGATGTTCTGAGAGTTTCAGACTCGAAGTGGTGGGTTCCGAGATACATCGAAGTCTCGAAGTCGTCAAGAACAAAGTCGTTCCTCGGAAAGCAAATCATCGGTTCAAGAAGCGGCGCGAAGGCTTTCGTTGAAGGCATAGTTCAGAAACGAGTTGACGGAAAGATCATCGATGTTCTCTACATGAGCGAACTGAGAGGAACGTTCATAACGGGAGAACTTGTTAGCGACGATGGCGTTCTGCGCGGAGCGCCTAAAGTCACGGGTTCACTCTCGGCAATCGACATAGAGATAGGCGGGCGAAACAACGCAGTCGGAGACATATTCGATGTTGTCACTGACCAAGGGCGCCAAGGCAAGGTTCGAGTTGTCGAAACGGAAGACGCGACGGGGCGCGTGGACTTCAAGATACTCGACGGGGGTT